GCTCTCAGAGAGATTTACTTTTTTGTTAAATACGTTTATCCTAAGTGCTCTATAAAAGATAAATCTATTACTATACTATTATGGTTCTTTCTTCTTACTTGGATGTATTTAACTAATACCCTGTGGATTGCAGGTATGTGGTTTTTAGCAGCTAGTACATTTATGGCAGGCTTCTTTCGTTTCATGGTATGGACAGAACACACAAGTACAGAAACGACTCACAGACTACGTGCAGGATGGTTTGCCAGAACACTTGCTTTTCCACATAATGTTTATCTTCACTGGGAACACCACTACTCTCCTGGAACTCCTTTCTGGGCTTTACCTGATTTAAATATACCAGGAAAAACAATAACAATACCAGAACTAATAAAACTATCATTTGGAAGCACACAGAAGAGACTAAAGAGCATCTTCGTTTAATTAATATTGGTAGAAAACATTTACCGGAGACAATAGAAAAGATGAGTTTTATTGCAAAACAACGTAATAGGGTTGTTGCCTAATGACAATCTACATGTCGGAACCTGAATGTCTACTAATTTTTGTTGACGGTCTTAAAAAATCTGCTGGGGCGGCACATGCTATGGGGCATTATCAAGAGAACCCTAACTGGCTTAAAGTCCGGGATCTTTTAGAGAATCTCATAGTTCAAGGTCAGAAAATGGCTATAAGTAAAAGCATGCCTCGTTCCGAAGTCCTTTTAAATCTAGAAGCTAGAGAGAAAGCCGCTAGGTTAGACAGTTAATGTCAGACCTAGAAGATCTACCAATCCTACCTGACTCTGAAGACTATGACACGTCGGACAAAGAGTCTGTAAATAAGGCCCGTAAGAAGTCCTCAAGAACCAGGGCAGACAGGTTGAAGTTCGTAGAAGCCGCTATGACGATGGAACAAGGACGGGCTTGGTTCTATGATCTGTTGATCTTCTGTCATGTCTTTAATACTACGTTTGATGAAGATCCTTATCGTCATGCCTATCGGACTGGTGAGGCTAATATTGGACTTAGAGTATTATCAGATATCCAGGAAACTAGTCCTCAGAACTACATCAAAATGATCGCTGAGTGTAAGAGTAAGAAAGAATGACAAAGGTAGTAATTCAAGATAATATAGACGAAACTATTTTTATATCTAGCTCTCAGGAAGAGGCTTTTAAGACCATTTTAAGTAGGTTTTGTATTAAAGGTAGATACAAGAAAATCCTAGTTTCAGCTTTACCTGAGTGGAAAAACAAACATTTCGTAAAGGAATAATCTATTTATGCCAACTGATTTAATTACGCCTGCTCCTGCCGCTCCTGGACCTACTCTTGGAGCCCAACCTGCCCCTGCTCCTATAACCCCTCCTGCAGCCCCTGTAGAGGCCGTACAAGCCGCTCCTGCTGTAGTGGCACCTGTTGTAGCCCCAGTCGTAGAAGCTCCTGTAGCGCCTGTTGTAGCCCCTGTAGAGGTCAAAGCAGAGACAGTCCTAGGGAATGCCCTAGACACAAAGACTCCTCCTACACCTGAAGCCGTAAGGGTAGAAGCTGTAGTTGAGACACCGAAAACCGAGGGCCAGTCTGCGGAACCAGCTCCGCCCCCTGTTTATGACACGTTTACCGTTCCTGAGGGCGTAACCTTAGACGATACCCGTGTCACTGAGTTCACCAAAGTTCTTTCTGATCTGGAGACGACTGGGAAAGTACCCCACGAACTCGTTCAGAAATTCGGACAGACTATGGTTGATACTCATATTGCTGAAGTTAAGAAAGCAACTGATGCTTTAACAGAATTATACAAACAAACCTGGGATCGCCAAAAGATCGAATGGAAGGACGCTTTTCTAAAAGATCCTGAGATCGGTGGAAATCGTTTCCAGACTACAGTTAATTCTGCATTGAACTTCATCAGAACTCATGGCGGAACACCTGAGCAACAAACAGAGTTTAGAAACCTAATGGAGACTTCAGGTCTCGGGAATCACCCTGCCGTGATTCGGCTACTGGCTTCGGCTGGTCGTGCGATGGCAGAAGGCGTACCTCTAGCGGCTCAAAAACCAGTTCCTGCTCCTAAATCAAGAGTCTCTACCATGTACGGTGGAATGACGTAATAAAAGGTGATATAAAATGACTGCTTTCGCTTCGAACATTTTTCCGAATTTAGTTGACTGGGCTCGTAGAGCTGATCCCGATGGTTCAATTGCAATCATCGCAGAGATGCTTTCACAGTGCAATGAAGTAATGAAGGACATGATCTGGCAGGAGGGTAATCTTCCTCTGGGCCATAAAGTAACAGTCCGTTCTGGTCTACCTCAGGGTACATGGCGTGCTGCTAATAGTGGTGTTGCTAGTTCTAAGACTATGACATCGCAATTCCAGTTCGCTATTGGTGAACTTGTTGACTACTCAATCGTTGACAAGTCAGTGGCTAATTTGAATGGTAACGTAGCTAAGTTCAGGTATTCTGAAGATATGGGTCACATTGAAGGGTTGTCCCAGCAAGTTGCTTCAGCATTATTTTATTCAAATGAAGCGACGAATCCTACCCAGTTTACTGGCTTTGCTCCAATTTATAACACTGTATCAACCGCTACAGCCAAGAATGCTGTAAACGTCCTTGATGCCGGTGGAACGGGTTCGAGCAATCTAAGTATCTGGTTAGTCGGTTGGGGTGATAATACTACGTTTGGTATCTTCCCAAAGGGTTCCCAGGCTGGTCTAGTCTATGAAGACAAAGGTGATGTCGTACCTGCATATGACACAAACGGAAACCGTTTTGAGGCGTATACAAGCTACTTCGCCTTTAAGATCGGGTTATGCGTCAAAGACTGGCGTTATAATGTCCGTATTGCCAACGTAGATACTACTACATCCGGTCTACAAGGCGCTACACCGCCTGATCTGTTCTCTTTGATGTCTCGTGCAGTCGTACGTCTACCCACGGCTTCCCGTAGACTCAGTGGGATTACTGAGTCAGATGCCCCGAGTGATCCAGTTCCTGGTATTATGCCAGCTTGGTACGTAAACCGTACAGGTCGTGAATACATGGACATTCAGGCAATTCGTGATCGTAACGTCCTGTTATCCAGCAAAGACTACGCTGGTGATCCAGTCGTTATGTTCCGTGACACACCTATCCGTGTCGTAGACGCGTTAACCAACACTGAAGCCCGTATCGTCTAAGATAACGGACATAGGAGAAGAAAATGTTTCTTGATAATAGTTTATGCTTTAATACCGGTGGTTGGAATACTCCGTCCGCTGCAATTACTGCTACAGTAGATGGTCCTGTTGTAGTTGATGTGACGGGGGCTGGAGTAGGTAATGCTCCTGCTATGATCAACGGCTTCCCGGCAACCAACACAAGTATTGGTTCTGACTGGGGTGCGGGTGACGGTCTGGCCTTCCCGTACTTCTATATGACTGTAACGACTACAGGCACTGGTGCAGGCACAGTTACCGTTAGTATCTCGGCTGCTCCTGACAATGGTTCTTATTCTGCAGGTACGTATACTCAGTTGTATGCGAGTACTGCATTCGTAGGAACTACTCTGGTGAAGGGTTCTGTTCTATTAGTCCCCCTTCCTCCGACTCTCTGGACTATTGGAGAGGCTCTACCAAGATTCTATAAGGTAACTTATACAGTCTCAGGTACAGTCGGTGCGTTAAAAGTTATCTCTGGGTTGACTATTAATCCTCAGATTGCTACACTTGGTGGTAACTATAATAGTAACTTCCTTGCTGTCTAAGCAGTAAGGTAATCATGAGGGTGTCACTTAAACTATCGGTGTAGATTGCGTGCGAAACCCACCGAGCCCTCATTCTTTTTGGAGTCAAATAAAGAATGTTAGATAATACTAGAGCTGCTTATCGTGTACTGAATCCTTATGGTTTCTTTTCTGATGACGACACGCTGTACCAAGAAGGTGCAGAGATTTACTTCGATGGTGAACCGAATGATCAACTAGAACCGTTGACAGAAATCGCCAAGCAACGTCTTGTTACCCACCTAGAGATGCTTGAGGAAAAGGGTCGATTAGCTGCTGAAAAGGCTGGTCGTGCATATGCCGGTCGTCCAAGGACACTTGATGGTGCATTGGCTATTGCTACTGCTATTCAGAAAGCCGAGATGGGTGTCATGGGGACTAAAGACAAGCAGACGAGTACTCAGACGATTGAAGGAAATCAAGTCGATGACTCCGGTTTATCAGCTGTGAAGCGTGGTCGTGGTCGTCCTCGTAAAGACGTAGCTGCTTAATATGGCATCGCCTAGTCTCATAGATGCTGCTAGGAGTCCTGGTACTAAGAAAACAAAAGTATTGAGAGGCGAAAGAGCAAAAGAAGTCCTAGATAAAGTATCTAAGAAAGACGAAACAGTCAAAAAAGAACGTCCCCAGGCTGAAAAGCGTAAGGCGATGTATGGAAGGGACAAGTAATGTCTAAATCAAGTAAAATGTACAGTAGCTCTCCTTCGATCAAGAAGGACTCAGAGGGTAAAGCAGGTATCAGTAAGCCTACACCTGCTGCAGCTGATAGTATGGCTACTTCAGGTAATCCTTTACCTCCTAGTTCAGAAGGTGAAATGCCTATTCATATTAAGCAGATTAATGATATGCATGAACGTCATGGACAAGAAATGAAAGATATGCATAAGCGCCATGAAGCAGAGCATAAGACGTTATCTGAAGATCATGCTAAACTATCCGGTACTCCCGGTACAGCAATAGAAGGAACCGTGTAATGGCTACTAATGCTACTTATCAAAGAGAAATCGTTCAAAAACATAACATTCCTAGTGGTGATAACTTCATTCCAGGCGGAGTAGGCTCTAGTACTCTCCAAACGGGTGGTGTTTTCACTTGTAATGGTGCAACCGCAGTTACAGTCGCTGACAAGCGAGTTACTGCCAATTCAGCTATTATAGTTACTCTTAAGACAGTTGGTGGAACAGTTTCCCCATCAGTTCCTTATATTGCTACTATTACTGTTGGTACTGGGTTTACTATTACTGGTACTGCTTCAGATACTAGCGTATATAATTATTTGATAATTGGGTAGTTTGTGCCTAGTAAACTTACGACAGTTATTGATAATCAACGTCAGTGTACAACCTGTTCTGCATGGAAAGATTTAGAAAGATTCCCTATAAATAAAGCAACCAGTACAGGTCGAAATCCTTCTTGTAAAGACTGTGTAAATACATACAAACGCAATAAATACCATACAGATGAAAAACACAGAAATCAGATAGCAAAATCTTCGAGAGAATGGCATTTACAAAGTAAATATCAAATTACTTTAGAAGAGTATGGTGTATTAATAGAGCAACAAAATAATAGATGTGCAATCTGTGAAGACTCTTTTGTTGAAACCAGAGGTCATAGACCACATGTAGATCATTGTCATATAACAGGAAAAGTTCGAGGTTTATTATGTCCTCACTGTAATATGGCATTAGGAAATTTCTTTGATAACGAGGATATTCTTATGAATGCCATTACTTACTTAAAGAATAGCAGGTAATAAATGACAGTTTCAACTACTACCTTCTATGTTGTTTGTGTAGGGAACGGTGCTACTACATCATTTAACTTTGATTTCATAGCTGATAGTGCTGCTGATATCATCGTTACTTATACAGATGCAAATGGTGTTGAAACTGTCTTAAATTCAAATCAATACACGTTATATATTAATCCTACCCCCATTGGGGGACTCTGGGGAATCGGTGGAATTGTTACCTATCCGTTAGTAGGCAGTCCTATCGCCGTAGGTACGACACTGACTATTGAACGTGCTGTTCCATACACCCAAGATGTATCAATTCAAAATCAAGGAGCCTTTTATCCCCAAGCCGTAGAACAAGCATTAGATGTCCTAGAATTACAAATCCAACAAGTTGAAGGTTCAGCAGCAACAGTTCGTAATGTACGCGCCCCTACTGTTGACGGTGAAATTAATATGGTTCTTCCTGCTAAAGCAGCTAGAGAACAATCTTTTCTTTACTTTGATATCAACGGTCTTCCAACTGCAGTAGCAGGCATACCTAGTACAACACCTATTGGTCCCGGAAGTAAGTTATTCTTTCTTAGTAATTACGCATCTTTAACACTAGCAGATACAGCTGCAAGTGTCGCTAATGGGGTTTTAGTTATTGATGAAAATGCAACTCTTGGTTCTAATACCACACTGTCTTCAAAAA